TTTAAGATCTATAATACTGTATTGTGGATCTTCATCGTAATTAAAATCAGGTATATGTGTAATAACATCTTTATATTTAATAAAAGGCTTAGTACCACAGATTTCTTTCATTGTATTATTTACAAGTGAGTGTATCTCCCACTCTGGATCATTATTATAATGACTAATATTTACATTGTCATAGTTAGAATATAATCTTCCCGCTATAACCTTGTCATATAATGTTAATTGATCCTCTCTATTTATATCAAGACCTAAACCTGTAAGCCATCTTGGTAAAAACCAAGAAATGCCTGAAAGCCTAGGATCATGGAGATGTTTTTTATGTTTCTTTATAAATAAATCTGTAAGTACTATATATAAGTCATTATCCTCACTTTTAAAATCGGCCACAAATTCAGTATGAATTGGGCCACAAGTAGAAACAAATTGCTGAAAACTTAATTCAGTTATTTGTTCAGAAGATCTTTGAAGGCATTTAAGAAGGCCAAAATTGACAAAAGGAACCATTTTAAAATTGTTATATATATCGGTTTCTTTGTTAATTTTTAGAAAAGTACGTGAATTCATTTCAATAAATTCATCTGTATAAAAAGTCTTTCCTACACTATTTTTTAGACCAACACAACGTAGACACTGCTCCCATAATTCAAAATTATCTAAAGGGAAACAACAGTCATCTCCATTAATATAGGCCTTAAAATCCTTTATATTAATGCTCTTTGATTGGTCAAGTTCACAGACATATCTACACATGGATGCATTTATAACGCATAAAGTTACAAAGGATAAAACCTTTCCCATGGGTTGTCCATCTATCTGAACGCCTTCTAATATTTCACTTTTTGATATAAATCCTGTCACATTATTATTTAGTAAACTTCTTTTAGCAAGTTTTGACATATTAGGATAATCATCAGTAATACCTGTTCGATCCATGATACAACTTATAGTAAACTTTGAAAATTCACCATAAATTTCATTTGTTGCATTATCATAATCACCACTCAAAAACTTTTGTAGAAGTGGCATCTCAGAGAACATGGTATTTATCATATCTTCAGTAAGATCTCCTTTAGTAGGAGCAAAGCAATTTGTATTTAAAAGTTGTTTAGCTAGCTGTTTTTGTATAGATTTTAATAGGTAATTTTCAAGTGCATTACCCTTAGAGATCCCTCGAGTTTTAAGAGCTTCCGCTAAAGCAAGAAGAATAATCTCAGGTTCTTCAGTTAGTGCAAACTGGGCTAACTGTTCAATCTCTACATCACTCATTAAAGGCA